TTGCCATGATCAATTTCATTTGTGAAAGGATCAAATAAACATGCACCAATGGAAACGAATACACAATCGTTATTTGTGCCTAATGACTCCAAGTCTATCATTACGTTATTATAGTTCACATTTATCTCCTGTACAATTGAATTCTCGGCTTCCTTCTGTTTTATCCTCATTTTCAAATTTAGAGAGAAGGTCAAATTCAAAATTAGGTATTGTGTCTACAATATTTTGATATTCTTCTTCTGTACATTCTGTGTAGGGGGCAAGAGGATATATTCCTCCATCATATGGTAGAAAACTGATACCGCTTACATAATTCCAATGTTCATAAACCCAAGAGCCTACTTTTAACCATTCATTTTCTTTTACATATACTGTAATAGAAGGCTTATGTTCACACCAATATTTTTGAATCATCAACCAATGCTCTAGTTGTTCTATAGCATCTACATCATCTCTCATCACGGAAGTATCGGGAGACTTAACAGGAAAAGCAAATACTGCGGTGGAACATGTTTCTTTTATCTGCCCAACTTCAGGTTCCCACTTCATACCAATAGAATTTAGATAAGAGAACATCGGGTCTGTTGTAGATACTCGGACTCTCCGAATGTAATAGGGAGAAAATCTAGGGTGTAATCCACTTGCTGAATCTACAAGCTGACTTACGGTTCCAGAAGGTTTAGTACACGTAATAGCACAGGGAGTATTAATATTTAATGCCTTTGCCCATTCTGTGGCGGTTTCTATTGCAGTCTCCTTCATTTCTGTAAGCCACGCTTTAGCCTTTTTAGATGTTTTACCTAAAATAACATGATCCCTTATTCCAGTTAAACTAACCCCTAATAGTCGTTCTTCTTCGGTATTATTTTTCCAAGAACGAGATAAGAAATTGAAATCAGACAATGTGGCTTGTAAACACCCTAGAATGGTTGCATATTTTACTTTTTGTCTAAGCGTTTGCTTAGTATCTTCTGGACGAATGACTACCTCAGACAAGTTACAAAATTGATTAGGTCTAAGAATAATCTCAGAATTATGTACAACACACCCCTCAACAACCCCCCAATGAGTGTCTGGTTCAGTGAAGTCATAAACAACAGCCGTACCCGCCTTTTTAACAGTAGTTACATAGGGAGCCTTGCTAATCAGTAATTTAACTAGTTTATCTTGTTTATATTTCTGTACAAATCCAATATTTTTTGCAAATTTAATAATATCCGAATACCGACTAATATTTAAATCATAACTTTCTCTACTAATGTATTCTCCATTAGCGTGCTTTACTTTTGTTGGTTTGTTTGTAGTAACATATGGATTTATATTATAATTATTTTTTAAAATTTCAGTTAGTTGTTCCACTAATTTTTTTGATGTTGTCTTATAAGATATACGTGAGTTAGCATTTACACACCCATTAGCAGAAAATATTCCCTGCATAACTCCATCATTCACAATTAACGGTAATTCATTATCATACGTACATTTTGATTTTATTCCGTATTTATTTGCAATATCCATAGCATAGCGACTATACCACGTACCTATTGGTTGATTAAATAATTTAGATACATCATAATCATATTTACCAAAATATACGTCAATACCTAAATGATTTTCCGAGTCAATACGTTTTAAATTAGCATCTCCAATCATATATCCAGCTAATATATCCTCTATATCATAAACACCTGCAATTTCAATATATGGAGCAATTCGCTTTCCTGATAAATTTTGAGCTTCACATTCAGTACCATCATTTAACATAAAGATATGGTCATATGTGCAAGTTATATTTTTCTTATCAGAAAGAAAACATACTTCTACAATGTCTTTTTTACCTACTTCCCATACCGCACCTTTAGTAATTTCTCCATTGATATTAACGATATCAACAGAATTACTAGATAATTCTTCAAATGTTCTATAGCCATCTTTAGTTAGTAATTGCATATCACCAGTAAAACAACAGGGGTTGCATCCAAAATCATATAGCGGATCACGCCTACCACTTTGTGAAACAATAAACTGTGCTGACTCTCTATTGAAGATTCCTCGTTCACCACTTCCACTCCTAATCATAGTAATCCAATCATCCATAAATTGAATAGCATCTGGTTTTTCTGTATATGCAATAGAATTATTAGCTAGCATACGTTGAGGATTTGTGTTCCAAAACTCTCCATCTTTTGCATGAGCCATTCTATCATCTGAACGATTAGATAAGGAAATACAAGCTGATCGTCGAACCCCCCCAACCACGACTATTGCTGCCACCTTACACATAATATCGTGACACTCAATAGAAGTTAATTTTCGCTCTTGAGCATTCTTGAATATGTTAGTTGTGAAGATTAAAAGGTCTTCAAGTGGTTCGGGACCGCTTGCTCTACCACCAAATGTTTTTAAAATTGATCCTTTTTTACGAATTTTGGATAAGTCATATTTAGGAATTTCTCCCTTATATAGACATTTTAAAAATTTATAAAATCCTTCTGCCCATCCCTTCTTACTATCTTGAAATGTAATTGTTTCTTCAGAATTTGATAAAGTTGGGATAACAGGTAGTTTATTTATTTCTTGTCGTTCTACAGAAAATCCTACCCCTGTACCGTTCATTAAAATATATAAACATTCTGCAAAAGACTTAATTGAGTTAATTGCCATATACGCACAATTGTATCCAGCAATATGTTCTCGCTCTAAGGCAGGACCGGCAGTCCATAATGCTCTCATGGAAGGCATTACATTTAATTGTTTTATTTGTTCTATAGCATTATAAAATTCATCTCGTTTCTCTGAAGGAACTTTTTTTTCAAAAAAAGATTTATATCTATCTACTGTTTCTGTCCATTTCTCTCTTCGTCCTTCTTCTTCTAACCACCTAGAATATGTACGGGTATAAATAAATTCTTGATACTGAGTAGGAAAATCTGATGCCATATTAACTCCTGAAATATATGTTTAAAAAACAACCCGCCGCCCCTCAAAAGATATTACAGGCTCTAAGTCCTGGGGCAGCGGGTATTGTCCATGTGAATAAGTAAACTCTAATTATATCAAAAACAATTATCGCTGTCAATATAAAATCTTTATTTTATTTAACCCCTGTTGAACCAAACCCACCCCTATTCAAATTGTTCAAATACTTCACTTCTTCAATAGAAATAAAATCCATCACATCAAAAAGCCTAAACTGACAAATTCTATCATTGTGATGAAGAACCCCTCCTCTAATCGCATAGCATGGAAAATACCAAATATCATCATCTCCGTTATATGAAGAATCTATAATTCCAATGCTGTTTGTTTGAATAAGATGATAATTCTTGAACGTAGAACTCCTTGGTACAACATGTGCTTCATATTCTCCAAGGTCAATTGAAACACCAAGATTTATCATCATGGTTGTACATTCTGGATAATAAAAAGGATTGTTATATAGAGGACGTTCAACCCAATACCCCGGAGTTGGCTCATATTTAACACTAGAAGCTCTTAGATCAATCCAGTTTCCCTTCTCAATCATCTTTAGTTTTTCTAGATTTTTATCGTGGTACCTAACTTTGATTTCTTTCAACTTAGTTCTCCAAGAATGATTTGATTGTGTTATCCATATGATTAAATGTATTATCTAAAGTAAGCATTTTACTAATTATTACTTCTTCAGTATTTCCATCTTCCCTATTCCAAGGAAGTTCTTCATCAACAAAATTATATAATTTATACCAATCTTTTAGATATAGGGTTGTATCATACATCCAATTTTTAAGCAAGGCTTCCTTAAATCCATAGGTGTTATTCAGCAAATTATCAACTAATTCTCTGTCTGTGAAATCAACCAACTTAGCCTTGCTGTTGTACAGATTTTCCAAAGCTACTTTTTCATAAATATAAAACGGAAGTTCATTCTCTTGTTCAGACCGTTCCCAAATATAATTCAGAAAAGCATGAAAATCTGATTCTTCTTCTAACTCCACTTGTTGATTAAATCCAAGCGGAACAATATCAATCTGCATGAACTCTTCAACACTTCTTTTGAATTCTTCAAATTCCTTATCATTGGTAGATGAAAAATAACCATAAGCAGGAAGTTCTTTGTTTTCAGGAAAAACAAACAGACAATCAAAATAAGAAGGAACAGGCAGCACTTCCTTTAGAAGTTTGTTTTTGATAGCGGATTTGAGTTCCTTGACAGTTCCCTTTGATGGAACATATTCTTCCACTTCTCCGGTATCTGCATTAATTTCTGTTTTCTGTGCAATAAGTTTTTTAAGGGCCTCGTTGACTTCTTTTTTAAGAAGTTTACCTGGAACTGTGCGCTTGTCAATTCTAAATCTAACTGCAATAATATCCCGATCTGTTGACGTAATATAAATTGGTTCTATTTCTGAATCAACTGGTTCTAGGGAGTTATAGTCTACAAAACCAGAACAGATTGGCGCACCGACTAGATCAAAAAATGATTTGAACGCCATTGCTTCTTGATCAAACTCATCAATTACAAACCGAGTGATGTTATTTGATTTTCCAAACATGCTTAATCATTCCTTATAGTTCAATCCTAAAAATTTTATAATCATTATCTAACTTATTTGTTTTCTTAAACTTGATAGCATCGTCCTCTGAAAAGAAACTAGATGGTTCTGTCTTGTTTGTTTTTTCGTTGTAGATAATCCACCTAGATTCTACTGTTTGTTCAAGCCCCTCTTCTCTTGTATACTTTCCCCAAAGGATTGCAGCATAATGAGCAAACTTATAGGTATCCCTAATCGCTTCGTTTTTACCTCTTGAATTACTACCAATACGATTAACATATCTGAGTAGATTCATTTTAATATCAAATATTGACGCAGTAGTCATTTGATCATTTGGATAATCCCCGTATTGAGGAATCGTATATGTTTTGATATGATGTTTTACAACAGTTACAAAATCTTCAAATTCTGATAGGCGAGTAATTTTATCTCTCATTCTCTTCTATTCTCCTACAATCTTTCCATTTTCAATAACAAAATTTTTATCCGAACCTTCAATAAAATCAGCAATATGAGATACCATGATAAACTGTAATCCAAGTTTCTCAGAGAGCATTTTTATCATCTCAATAGCTTTTGGAACCAAGTCTTTTGACAAAAATCTCATTGGTTCGTCAAAAATCATAACGGCTCTAGTCTTCTTCAAATTCCAAAAACTGATTCTCAACGCAAAAGATGTAATATCAAGCAACCCCCCACCAGATGAAGCAATAGGTTTGATCTTCTCTCCATTCTTGATAAACCAAAAATCTGCTTCTGTTTTTCCTCTCCGCTCAACAAACTCAACCTGAAACTCAATGTCCTCTTCAAACACGCTCATAATTGCCGTGGTCACAATAGAACTAATATGATACTCAAGTTGCTGTTGAGTCTTCTTCCCTGCATCTTGAATGATGGCCCTGGCCTTCATAGAATCAGTGTAGAAAGCATTTAACTCTTCAAGTTGACTCCTTATACCACCTAGCTGAGAAACGAGCAAATTCCGCTCTGATTTCTTTGTATATATGAGGTTTTTGATTTCTTCTAGATTCATCATCTTATTGCTCTGGAATTGCTGCTCTAAGTTCTTCCATCTTGCTTTGAATTTCTTTTTCCAGTTCTTCTTTGTTTTGAATCATGTCAGAAAGCAGTCGTTTTGCCATTCTCACAGATTCACAATCAAAATCAGATTTGAGTCGATTCAGAATGGTTTGCTGTTCCCCTTCAAGCCGCGCCTTCTTGTTTTCTTGACTCTTGATTTCATTTTCAATATCCGTCAACTCTCTAACTAGTGCTTGTGTGTCCATTTATATAAATTCTCCTTTTAGTTAATCAACTTTTTAGCGTAGTTTTCTAGAGGTTTAGTTAGATCAATAATTGTACAACTAAAATAAATAAAAATATAAAAAACACCAATAAATAGATAAAGTAGACAAAACAAGAACCAGCCTAGTGATTGTTTAATATGATTCAACATCTTTACTCCCCCACTGCAATACATTTTTCTAAGATTTTGTTGATTTCTGGACCCGCTTTCACATCTTTTGCAGTTTCCCATAAAACCGACTCAAAGTCAAGAAGAATCTCCGTTTCAGAACTAAACCCATCAACAAAAGAAGCAATTTGTTCATTAACCCGTTTAGCCTCGTCGTGAGAATTAATATCAATTACCAACTCGGCTTTTTCAATTGGAATCTCAACCTCTGTGACCTCTTTGGTATCGGTGTCAAAAACATAAAAAGCTGGAATATGATTGACTTGATCTACAGAACTTCTACAAACAGAACCACAATTATAAAGCCGTTGCTTTCCCATCCTGGTTTCCACTTTAAATCGTTTGTGGTTGTGTCCTGAGAAAACAAGTTGATATTTATGTTCGGCAAGAAATTCTTTGCCTGTCCACCATTTTTCATTTGATTTTTCTTGCCACCATGCTTCCTCTTCACTAATACCGGCATGAATGACTAAAATATTAAATAATCCTTCAACTGGTTCGGGGATTGGCTCGTTATAATGGCAGAGTGTTATTTTTACATTGCTATGCGTTATATTTGATGTTTTAATTAATCCTATATTTTCAAGAATAGAGAATGTAGTATTTTTAGAATTATGATTTCTAAAATAAATTTCATGATTCCCGCGACAACTATAAAAAGGTATGTTAGCTATAGGAAGATTCAATTCTTTTAGTAGATCAATAATTCTATTTGTAAAATGAAGGGGAAATTTAATTGTATCTAAAAAATCCCCTACACATACTATTGAGGATACCCCATTGTTCATTGCATAATCAAAAATCCAATTAAGTTTATTAAATTGGGTCTGAGTGTAATCTTCATCTAATCGACAATGCGGCGTGTGATTTGTAAGATGGCAATCACCTATAAATAAAAATTTCATTTATCTAGTATCCTTTATTCATCTATATAATCCGGTTCGTGTTTTAGTATGTAATCAAGGGCAGAAGATTCATTTTTATAGTTAATATACCCGTATTCTATTTCTCCTTTTCTTCTTAATTTTGCTGCTTCTATTTTTGAAGGGGATGATCCTAAGAAAATATCTTTTCCACGAACTGTAACAAGGGCATACCACCTATGTGCGCTTTGAGATAAGTATACTCCAACTATACCAGATTTACTTATTCTTTTGGGCATTTTGTTTATTGCATTACCTCTACGACTTATTTCTCTTAGATTACATATTCTATTATCAGAAGGATTACGATTTATATGATCCAAAAATTTTTCAGGCCAAATTTTATATACATATAACCAAGCTAATCTATGAGATTTAAAAGTTTTACCATCAATACGAATAGTAATATACCCTAATTTATCTTTATGTCCAGCAATATTTCCCACTACTGTAGTAGTATTTATTTTAGCCTTCCAAGTAAATATACCAATATCAGTATCATAATTTAATACTTCCACCAATCGTTCATACGATATATGTTTATTTTCTTTTCGCTGTTTATTGAACTTCTTTTTTATACAGGATTTACATTTTGATTTTTTATTGTTTACTCCTTCATCTGTAGCATAAAATTCATCCCAACTTTTATACTCTCCACATTTAGTACAAGTACGTCCTTTTCCATCATAATACCAACCTTCTTTAGTATAACTCATAATAAATTTCCTTTACCAACTCCACCAACCAAATTTTAATCTTCTATTCGCAATGACTCACACATGGATTTAAGTTGTTCCTCTAGTTTCATAAACTTCTTGGCAGTACCAAAAGATAGATCATTAATATCATTATTCTGATACTTAGAAATAGTTTGGCGGCTTACTTTAAATATGTAAGCCAAACAATCTTGCGAAAGATATTTTTTAATGTAGGGGGTTGTTTCATTGAGGGTCATAAGATGTTCTCCGTGTGTTGATAAATATTATATCTAACTTTTATTAATTTGTCAAGTCTTTTTTACAATTTTATAAAAAATTATTTCTTATCCTTAATATACTTGCTTAGAAATTCAGCAACACATCCCTCTTCCTTATCAAAAACAAATCCGGTTGCCATTCTATTCCCTTTAACATACCCTTTTTGAGTATGCCAAAAATCACTAGCACTAAGAGAAGGTAAAACTCTAACCTCAACTCCATTAAAAGTATCACCATCTGTATATTTAGTAACACGCCTTTTATGCAAATGACCTATATGCCATTGCATAAAATCTACTTTCGCCCAATCTTCTTGTGCTTCTCTAGCCATAAGCAATGGTAATTTATCATGTTTTTCTTGATCTCCATGAGTAAATCCTATCAAAGTTTTACCATAACGATAATACTTACGCTGAGTAGGTGCATTATTTACATCAACATGTTTATCATTTCTATACCAAGCTGAAAGAAATTCTCCAATATAAAACATACTTGCATAATCATGATTTGATGGAACTATAACAATATCTACATCTGCACATTTACGAAGCATATCAATTGTAGATACTAAAATTCTACTTACTGTTGTATATATTTTAGTATATCTTGAATCATTATCTTGGCGTGTTCCTGCTGTTGTTTCTGGAATCATCCCATCACTATTTATAAGGTCTTGTCCTACAGGAAAAAGAATCTTTTCAATATTTAAATGACTTGCTTTTGCAAGCAGGTCATAAATTGCGTTCATATATAATTCTTCTGCAATCTTTAAATCGTAGGACTCTCCGGTTTCAGCAGAATATGCTAATTTTCCTAGGTGCATATCGAACAATGCAATCTCATACATCACAGGTTTCTTTTTAGAATCATTTTTTCTAATAATAGGAGCATACTTATTTTTATTCCCCATCAACTCATATTGTTCTTTGATAATATCTAGGGTAATATCTGGAACAATCTTTTTAAACAACACCTTCTTTTGCTTATTCACAAAAGGGACAACTTCATTCTCCTCATTCTTAAAAGGAGTTGTCCATTCATTAAACGAAATTTGAAGTAGTTTCCACTGAGTAGGATTCAAATTATATTTCTTATATAATTCTTCTTCAGATTCATTTTCATCAACATCTACATAAAATTCGTTTGTATCACAAGGTGAAATACAGGGGGGATTATGGGCATTTTCTTTTTTTGATTTAAAATATTTTTTGATTTCTGCCTTCAAACAGGGTTCACCGGATTCAATGGCTTTAACTGCTTTCTTAACAGTAGTCCTAGAAATTCCTAACTGTCTTGCCGTTTCACTTTTATTTTTATCTAATAGAATATACTTGTCATAGATTTTTTGATAGTCATAATTCATTAGCAGCACTTCCCATTAAATTCTTTTCCACAAACAGGACAAATTTTAATCTCAGATTTGATCTGCATTTCTCGATTTCTACCTTTTTCAATTACTGCCATAATTTGTCTGGCTCCGTCTTCGATTTCCATGCTTCGTTTGAGGTCTTTTTCAATTCGATTGATGGTGTTATCAAGATTTTCTTTTGTCTCAAGCATTCCTGTAATTTCATAATATAGTGGCCCACATGACAACCATTCTTGCGTGTCCTTATAGGCACTTGCTCGGCGTTCATCCTCTGCCAGGAGTTTTCCTAGATTGATTTCCCGTTCTGCCATTTTTTCATAATCCTTTATATAATCTTTTATAGAAGTAATTTTATCAGTTAGGTCTACTATAATTAGTTTCTGTAATGAAGTATAGATTTCATCCAATCGTTGACATTGATTATCCACAACATTAATTTTGGTCAATAAAGTTGTGAACTCTTCAAACAACTTTTTTAACTCATTTACTTTTGAAATTGGAAAGATTATAATTTTAGAAAGTTGGTATTCAATAAATTCTAATTCTTTTATTAATGCCTCACATTTTTCTATCTTTGTAATTAGTTTTTGAAGATCGTCTGTTTTTAAAATAGCCTGTTCTAAAACCTCTTCACACGAATCAATCCAGGCATAAGAGGACAGGGAATTAGTTAGATCATGTTCTTGCTCTTGCTTATTGGATAGTTTATTTTTTGTGTCCTTTACTAGTTTTCCACTTTTATACAGAGCACTATCAATCACCTCTAAACCCACAATTGAATTTAGAGTTCTAGCTACCTCACCAGAAGATTCCTGTAATAGAAAAAATTGATCGAATTGATTTTGAATATTGATGTTTTCAATATCAGTTAGTTCTTTTACTTGATCGGGAACACCAGAACCAAGAGCGGTAAGAATTTCACCGTTACAGTCATATTGATTTGTTTGGGAACCTCTTTCTCGTTCTAGATATGATCCATTGGTAAATTCAATTCTAACTGAAGTAGTTCCTTTTGAGTTATGCTTCTTGAAAGCAAAACCAGCAGGTTGATTAAACAAGCACCAATTTAATGCTTTGATTACAGAACTTTTTCCGTTATTTGAAGTTCCACTGATATTGTTGATTCCATTTTCAAATTCAAAAAAAGAATCAGCATGGGCTTCAAAGTTTTTTATATGAACCGATTTAATCATTCTGATTTTCCATTATAAAATAATTCCATTGTTTTGAACAAAAAGCGGCAACAAAAGTATTATCTTGCTTATAGAAAATTAAATTTCCCTCATTTGTAATGTTAACTCCAAACGCTTCTATTTCTTTTTCCTTTCCGGTTGCCATAAATACGATGTAAGTGTTCATTTACTACTCCACAAAGCGTTTAATCTTTTTAATAACCTTATTTGCCTTACATTTATTCCAATAGTCACGTTTATAACCAGTTGGTTTAATTACTAGTATATTACAACTACCATCATGATACATACCAATCACAATTTCATCTGTATAGTAAACAACAACATTAGTGTCATACTTTATGTATACTTTATCGTAATTCTCTTTAAACCACTCAACCACTTTTTGTTGCTCTTTGTTATTTAGTGTTTCCATTTATTTATCTCCACTCCTATCTCTAAAAAATGTTGGAAATCTAAATGCTCCATCAGGAGTTTCCTCCTGGAATTTCACCTCAATAATTTCAGGAGGGTTTTTCAAATAGAACCGAGCCTCCCCATCAGAACAGGCTCCTCTAGCCACATCAACAACTTTACCCTTATGCAAACAATGAAATGTGCCTACCGTGCCTTTAAACTTGCCTTTTCCTTGTGTAACCGAGACAACAGGTAAATCAATAGTATCAAATAATTTAACTTTGCACCAATCTCCACTTTTCTTTGGCTGATAATTGGCTCTGGCATTTTTAAGCACCAATCCCTCATTGCCTTCTGCCACAAGAGAATCAAACTTCAAAAGCATGTCTGTTTCATCACTAAAATAATATGTGTCAATTGGAGCAATTTGTTTGAGTGTCAAACTATTTAATGCTTTTTCCAATACCTCAATTCGTTCTTTTTGATGAAATCCAATATTAGGAATATCAAATACACGATATACAAGTTTATCAATATCAATATCTTTTATTGAAGAATAATCAGTAGCCGTGGAGTTCAGTTCTCCTTCATACATTATCTCCCCATCAAACTCAATTGGGTATTCATTATTGGAGAACTTGATAATTTTTCTTACATTTTCTTCTAAAATGTGTAGTTCATCTTTAAGAAAAGAAAAGAATTGATTATCCAATGCCCCTCTGGTAAAATAACTGCCATTGCTGTATTTAATTCTCATACCATCCAGTTTTACATGCCCGACTACATTATGCCAACCACCGCAACGCTTTACAAAAAGATTAATAGCACTGGATACATCATCATATTTCTTGATTACTTCTACCTTGTATCCACAGAGCATAACACCAGGATCAGTAATATCAGTTACAAATTCTTTAATTGTCTGATCTGATACCCCACACTTCAGATTTTTAGCAAGAATCCTGTTTACTACTTCTACGGTTTCCTCATTAGAAGAGGCGATAGCTGCAAGAACTCTCTTCTCATCTTGTGTTGCTCCACGTTTTGAAGACAAATAGTCTAGATAGTCGAATATCTCTATGTCATTTTTTGCTGCCTTGATGTTTGGCAAAAATGGAATTGATTTGACATTAAATTTGAGAGTAGGTTCTCCTACATATCGTAGAGTCATGTAGAAAGGTCTACCAATCTCATTGATATATTTTTTTATATAATATTTTTTATCTTCTCTTGAAGACACATTGGCTATCTGCGATAGAGCTTGATATACTTTTGTTAGGGGCATATATATTTGTTTACTCCAATTCTAATTTATTTCTTTTGATGATTGAATCCCGCAGTTCTTTTTCATATTTATTTTGTGGAGTGTTATTCAAAACCATCATGGCGATTTTTCCAATAACAAAAGCATCACAATCATCTGATGAAAACCAATAGCCTTTTGGATAATCCCATTTAGATTCTACTGCGTGCATCACTTCATCCTTGGTCGCTTTGCCTTTTCCTGTAGCATATTTTTTGACACTCACAGGAGCAATCTGAATCAAATTTTCATCGCTCTCCAAATGCCCATTCTGCCATAGTCGATATGAGCAAACTCCACATTGTTCAGCAAGCCTAGAGAGCGAAGACCCTCCGTAGGCATAGGATTCTTTTGCTACCCACTCAATATTCCTATCATAAGGTTTCAAAAGAGTCAACAAAGTTTCGGAAATATAGTGAAATTTTTCAGGGTCCGAGTAAAAACTTACGTATTCGTCTTCGTGAACCCCAATATTATATAAACCCTTGTATGCTTTTTTTGTTGCTTTCTTAATTGGAATGATGTAATGTGCTGCTAATGCTCCTGTTTCAATTTGAAACAAACAAACACCTGTACATGCAATGCTAAGATCAAGAGCAAGAAGATATTTACTCATACTAAACTCTTATTATTTAATATAACATGTTTACCCTTAATATCCCCATTTAAAAAAGCATTTTCTATTTTAAGTGAATCGGATATAGAAAAAGATACTAAACAGGAGGGGGCATTTGCTGGACCTTGGCTTTCTCCATTAGTATTACAAAAATACAATCGTCCTTTAAAAAAGAATATGGATTCTGCCTTATTCCATATTTCTGAATGAAATCCTTTAGTTTCTGTTCTACAAAATATTAATGCTAATCCACTTTTATGTGTACTTAATTTGTTTATCCATTTAAATGTTTCTCGCCCATAAGGAGGATTACACCACACTCTCCCTAACCATTCTTTATTTAATCCATCATCCTCTTTAGTATAAATAGTTGTTGCAGTTTTCCAAGGTTGTATTGTAGAAGCACAGGGGTCTAAATCAAATGGACCTAATGAATCTATTATATACTTAGGAGTTAACCATTCTTCTTTGTTTAATGTATTTGTATTAAAATTACTCATATCTCTTTTTCCTTTCAATCTTACTGCCTACCTTTTCAATAACCCTATTCCAGGCATCTTCGACCATTTTAGCCAGTTCTTCTTCTTTATTATTTTCTTCAATAAATGAAATCAAAGAGTCCTGAGTTCCTTTAAACCCCCACTGATCAATAACAAAAGATCGCTTTTCTTTTTCTAAAGCGTTCACTGATTCAAGAAATGCAATATTAGAAACAATATCATCGATTCCATATTCAGGACGAACATACAACTTGATTTTACTACTTCTTCCATTTACCCTGTTTTTTGTAATATCAAAATTAACCCAATGCCCATCTCGAATTACCACATTACCTTCGGTTGTTTTATCAGTAGCCCCAAGGGTGAGCCAAAATACCACATGAGTATAATAGTCTAATGAAGTTCCACCAGCCCTACGCTTCTTATCTTCAAACATAGTGGCATTAAGTTTTTCTTTTGCCTGAGAAATATTAATAATGATAGAACCTGTTTTGGCAATATCAGAAACCATATTTCTACAAAGTTCATGCCCAAAAGCAGCGCGTCTTGGAAAATCTTGAAATTTAAATTCTTTTCCGCTATTATGTGCGTCTTGAATTTCCTTCCTGCGTTTTCGGTCCTCGGCACACATCAATCCATCATAAGAATCAATAATATAGATAAACTTTTTACCTTTATCAGTCATTTCTGTTAACTTGGTAAAGAAGCCTTCCATAGAATTGTCAATGGTTTTTATAATACGCCTATCTAGTTTGCTACCAAAAAACTTGATAACATCAAACAAGGCTCCATTTTCAGTATCCTGCATATGTAGTTCATAATCATCAAAGGCGGGATTCTTTGCAGCTTCAGCAAGAAGAGTCATGGCAAGCAACGATTTTCCTGAATGACTAAATCCTGCCGGGTTCACCACTGTACCAACAGGAATACCTCCGTCATGCTTACCAGAAAGCGCAATGTTTAAAAGAGTACATCCTGTAGACACATATAGTGTATTACTATCATTCACTTCAGATTCCTCATTTATTACTTCATCTAATTCATCTTTGATATTTTTTGCTTTCTTTGGTCGTGCCATAAACTATGTCTCCAAATAGAAATTAACTATTTCTTCTTTTTCTAAATTATCATTTCCAATAGTTAGCGTACTATTATCTAAATTAACAAATAAATAATCTACATAATCATTAGCTGAATATGCCCCTATAGGCCGCTTAATTGTTACTCCATAAAACATTATACCATCGGTTAAGCACTCCATAAAGTTATAATCAAATAATTTCATATTTTAATCCTTATAGAATAAAATCCCCATAGAATATAGAGGTTGATAATTGTTTTCATATATTCTATGGGGATTTATTAATTATTTGTATAACTTAGAACGGACGATCTTCTTTAAGCCACTCAGCAACAGCCGCCTTAAACAAACCAAGTTCCTCATAGTCTTGCATATACACTTCAATGCCCTTTTCTTCACAGAAAGCATCTACATCTTCCATAGTTTCCATATGCATTACTTTTACAACGAGGGGATTGCCCTCGGCTGGCTTTTGACGAGAACGCCGGGGAGCAGTAGAGGCTTCTTCCGTCTTCTCATCTTCAACAGCATCAGAACGGCCAAAAGCAGCATCCAATTGTTCTTGAACTTCCTCTTCCGCAGAAGGAGACGCACAAGAATCAGGCGCATCATGTTCTACGACACCATCCATCATGGCCTTAATTTCTTCATAAGAAGTCTTAATAAGAACCTGATCTAGAGGAATCGCAGCATCAATCCATTCATCAGGAATAGGCTTGTCTCGCGCAATAAATTGAACACCAGATACATCAGGACGAGTTTCATTCTTATCAAAATTGGAGAAATTAAAGAAAATAGACTTGCCAGTATCAGGATCAAACCAATAAATAGGTTCCTTAGTACGGGGGTCACGATTGATACCGAGCAGTTCCTTCGGAACAAAGAACCAAGAAGTATCCCAAAGATACTGCTTTCCTCCATCATCTCCATCTACATGAATATTAAACAGAGTACGATTCTTCGTCTTTAGAGGGGCAACAACATCCCTGTAGTACGCCTTACTATCATCACTACCAGATTCATAAGGCCAGTTAGAAAGTAGTTGCTGTTCCTTCTCACATACAGGGCAAGATTCCCCGAAAGTGCGAGGGCAAACAACGGTTGCCTTGTTCGGACCTACGTTGGAGTGTGTCCAGTAGTTAAGTTGGAATACCCAATCTCCCTTCTTCTTATTGATATGACAACCATTATTGTCAAACTTCTTTTCCTTGGGCTTGGTCTTGGGTTCAATATCCACAGACACACCACAAGGTTCTTCCATTTGATAAGGAATCACATCAATAAGGGCCTCCCCGTTACCTTTCATCCCATCCCATAGCATTGGACGGTATTCATCCTTGATAACCAGGAATCGCGCACCACTATTTGATGGG